TTTTGTTTAGCTTCTTGTTTAGCAAGCTCTACTCCAATATTCTTCATTCTCTTTCCATTATATATATCTGCTACTTTCATAAGGTCTGGATCATTAAATTGTGATGCCACATTTTTATTCATTAGTAAATTACCAAGCACTACACCAGTAGTTTCTGGTTCTCCTGTTTCAGGATTTATCTCTCCACCAGCTTCCATTTCAAACATTGGTTCTCCTCTTTCTACTTCTACAGGATTCTCACCATATGTAATACCAATACCTGTTTGACCATTTCCATCAGAGTCAGTGTGTGACTGTCCTCTAAATAAAACTGTTTCACCAGAACCTGGCATATAAGGATTGTGTGACATAGTTTCAGCTCCTCCACCCCAATGAGTTTCAAGTTGTCCACCCATAGCATATGTTTGCATAGCTCTTTCACTTGGAGGTGTGTATGATTTTAAATGTCCACCAGCTCTAAACTTATTAGCATAATCAGCAAAGTCTTCTGCAGTGTGATCACCAAACATTGTAATTAATTGTGGATTGTATTCAGGGTTCATATATCCACCATATTCATAGCTAGGAATATCACCACCGTTTCTTACATATCTATTATGTGTTTCTTGTAATCCTTGGAATCCTGAATTAAGAGACATAGCTTTTGTATAGGCTTTAGTTCTATCTTGAGCCTTTTTCATTTCTCTTGGATTTGTATCTAATAAGTTTCCAGCTATACCACCAACAAATTCTCCAACTGCTCCACCTATTGGTCCAAAAATACTTCCTATTGCTTTACCAGCAGTTCCTCCAATTTTTCCACCAGCATTTTGTCCACCCATTGCTGCTTGTCCTACTCCTGTAGCAGTACTTCCAATAGCTCCCCATGGAGTTCCACCAGAACCACCTTTCATACTACCTACTCCACCAGCTGTAGATCCAGAGAATCCACTCCCTTTACCAGCCATTGAGTTTTGCCATCTCTGCCATCCAGTCTCACCATCTTGTGCACGATGTAAATAACCACCGTGTCTAAAGTCTTTTAATTGATTAGGATTTTGTAATGGTTCATAACCACCATCTGTATAGATGTCATATCCATTACTATATATGTTTTGTATCTCTGTAGGATTACCTCCTATCATAGATCCATTTTGAGCTCTATGAATTGCTCCACCATTTCTAACAAGTGGATTTGTACCTACACCATATATAGGAAAGAACTCTTCTCCTGTGTTTTGTATATCTTCTGGACGAACATATCTTCTTTTAGATTCTTCTTCTCTAGTTCCAGAAGCAACCATAGCAACCTCAGCAACTTTTGCATCTCTCTGTGCATTTTTTTTTGCACGCTCTTCAGCATTCAATGCATCAATACCTTGAGCAATACCAACTAGAGGTCCACCTAATATATCTAATCCTTTAGCTACTTTAGTGAAACCACTTTCTGATGGTGTTTCTCCTTGACGAAGATCATCAGCACCAGTGATTTGTTGATCTTGATTTATTTGATATTTCTGATCTGCCTCTTGTTGTTTTCTCATTTGTCTTTTTGACAAATTAGGTTGCAATCCAGATAAGTCTGGTTCTTCATTATCAATAGCCATTGGAGGCTTTGGAAATCTTTGATTCACTCCCATTGTAGTTGTGTCTACAGTTGTATTGTTAAACCAGTTAGGTGTAGTGTATCCTGAATACGCTCTTGGAACATCACTTCCATATCTACTCATAGCAAGATCAGACATATCCATTCCTTCAGCATCTGCACCACTACCACCAAACATTTTAAATATGTTACCCATCATATTGCCCATTCCTCCACCACCAGACTCACCACCTTCAGAAGCAGCAGCTTGTGCAGCAGCAGCATCAGCTGCAGCTTTATCTCTTTCTGCTTGAGTTGATCCAGTGATTAACTTATCATTCTCATCATATAATTCTTGTAAATTAACATATGATGCTGGTTTAGATACAAATTGTTTAGGAGAAGCTCCACCTATAAGTGTACCTATCTGAGCTTTCTTAAAAGCTTTACCATGTACTTTCATGAATGCTTCTTCTGAAGGATATTTCTTGTAGAACTCCTTTTCAGATTTAACTCCTGCAATTTTTAAGATTTCTGATTTCATATTAATTATATTTATCTAACCAGCCTCCTGGTTGTTTGGTGTTATAGTTTGTAAAGTTAGTTAGATTATCTAAGTTAACCAAACCTTTTTGTTCTTGTCTTAATCCGTTCTTAGCTATAGGAAACTCTGTAACAGATTCTCCATCAAATTCATATTCTTCTTCTGGATACATCATCTGTACATCTCCAGTATCTGATACTCCTAATACAGGATAAGGTACTCCTTGCATTGTTATTTGGTTACTGCCTATCTCTGTTATCTCTCCTGGATGAGCCCATTGTCCCATATCATCTTTGATAACTCCTCCATCTTTTTGTATTGGTCTATCTGTAATAGGAGTTTCTCCATAATAGAACTGTTGTTGAGAAGTATTTGGATTAGAAATTATATTACCTTCAGAATCTAAAAATTTAGTATTTTGTAATTCTTTTGCTTCTCTATATTGTGGACCCATTACATTTCTAAATACTTCCTCTTCTCTACTTATACTAGGTTCTCCAATTCTAGAAATATATGGTCTTAGTTCTTTTTCTAATGCAGAATCAATTGGTGATGATTGAATCATATTATTCCTAGGAATAATTGGAAGAGGTCCTTCAAAATAGTTTCTTCCAGGAAGATCTAATTGTTTATATCCTTGCCACCAATGAGGTTTATCTCCATAAACATTTATATTAGAACCTGGAATTTCAGTCATAACTCTACCAGTTTCAGGATCTATAACTCTATGTGCATAATGTCTTCCACCAATAACGTCACCTGTTACAGGATTCACTTGTCCTCTTTTAAATGTAGGAAGTGATGTTTCAAATATAACACCACCTTCTTCAGGTAAATAAGTTAAGTCAGCATATCCTTTTTGAAAAGATGGAAAAGAAGTGGGTCTTGCTTGCATTCTATCTAAAAATGTTGGATTCTCAGGTAGAATTCTTTGACTTCTTAATACACCTGTATTATTAAAATCTTCAAGAGCATCTAATCCTGCTACTCTATATGATTTATTTATATCATTTAATCTTTCTGCATTAGGATTTAATCTATATGCATTAGATAACAATCCTTCTTCTGTACCCAACAGTCTTCCTGCAGTTCTAAATCCAGCACCTATTAATGGAGCAGCTTCAAATCCTAACATTAAAGGATCACCAAGTAATCTAGCTGACATTGGAATATCTGCACTTTGTCCTGAAGCAATATCTCCAAAAGATTTATTACCATATATTCCTTCAACAGGAATTGTTAAAGGTTCTAATGTTCCTAATGTTGTATCAATATTAGAAAGAATAGGATTTTCTATAAGATCTTGTTTTTCTTTTGTAGAGAAGTAACCGCTAGTTTGTTTTAAATCATTAATAGCTCCTGGACCCATTACAAGACTACCTAGTCCTATTAATCCTTTTCTCCATTTATTAAAATCTGTTGCATCATTGTATTGTGCGTTAGCTTCATATGCTCTTTCAAAATTAGGACTCTTTGCATTCTCAGCTTGAATTCTATCTATGTATGCACCACGTTTCTCACCTTTAGCTTGTGGATGTGTTTTAACATATTCATCAAATGCTAATTTATTTATATAATCTTCATACTCTTGTTTTCTATATTCAGGAAGATTATCAATAGTTTGTCCCATGTTTTTTTCAAAGTTACCTAGATATCTTTGAGCATAGTCTTCCCATGTATTTTGTTTTTTTAATTTACCACGTAATGCACCAAACTCTGTAGGTTTACCTTGGATAACAACATCTTCTAAAACACCACCTTGTATAGTAGGTTCACTTATTTCTTGTCCATCTTGTGCTACATCATATTTATTTAACCATCCACCATTCTTACTAATAGTCTTAGGTTGATAATCTAATCCCTCTTGATAGTATTTCATCTCTTGACCATTCTGTGCAGAAGCATCTGTTACATCAGTTTGGTTTCTACGTGGTCCTTTACTTGGTGCTCCTACTCTTGCATATGTAAATCCTACAGCTCCTGGAATAGAACCACCCATTGCATATTCTTGTAATCCTTTATATATAGTACTCATTGGAGCTACATCTTTATAATGCTCTGCAAAATATTGTGCTTCTTCAGGAGAGTTAAATCTAATTGCTTCTCTACTTCTAGTATTAGGATTTACTAATCTTAATTCATCTCCACCAAAATCTTGTAATAATGGTACAGCATAATTATCCATAGATCCCATATAATGCGTTCCTATTCCTTCAGGAGTCATTCCTGTTTTAGGCATAGCTTGTGACATTCTTTTAATAGCAGGGTTACCAAAAGCATTACCCATTCCTATTTTAGATTTCATCATTCCACGCATTGCAATATCATATTCAGAAAGTTCAGTACCATCTTGTGCTTGAGGAACATAGTTAACTGGATAGACATATCCACCCATTTGATATTGTGGGATTATCTCTACACTATCTCCTTTGTCTTTTCCACCACCTGTTGTATACCAATCTTTCTTGTCAACCCAATAATCCATATCCTCTGGAGAAGTTATATAACCTTGTTCTTTACTTCCAGCATGTTTCCAAATATATTTCCAATCTTTAACAGGTGTTACTTGTGGACGTAGTTCTGGAAGATTAGTATCTAATTCTAAACCATCACTTACTAATCCTTTTAATTGAAGGTTGTTTGCTACTGGTGTTATAGGTTTTCTATCTTGTGGTTTATCTTCATATATAGGTTTTTCAGTTTGTTTAGTTTTAGTAGGTTTATTTTTATCTAAATAACTTTTTGGTACACCATCTGTTCCATATTTTTTGACTCTTAATTTCTTTTCTTCATCTGTAAGCATATCCCAAGGTTTAACAGATAAAGGATCATATCTATAAAGATTTACAGCTGAACCACTTGGTGGCATAAAACGTTCTAATTTTTTTTGATCTTCCTCATACTTTTTAAGTTGTTTTTCTGTAGGATTTGGATATTTTTCATAAAACTCTGCTTCTTTAATTCCTTGTATAGTTTCATAAGAAACTAATTCTTTTGGTATTATTCTAGTATCTATGACTGTTGTAGGAGCCATAGGATCAATTATGTTAGGTAAATTATCTTTAGTTGCATATCTAGTACCTTTAGTTAATCTTATATGTTCTGCCAATGCATCTAGATTAGCTTTTTTTGGATCCATATTTGGATACATATTTTTTAACAAACTATAATCTCTTTTCTGCATAGATTGTTCTTTATATGTTTTTCTAGATTCTTTATCAACATCTTTCATTTCTGCTTCAAGAGCTTTTGAAGATAAATTATTAACAGGATATATTTCTCTTTTAGGATACCACCCTTTCTTTTTTAAATTATTATAATAAGCATCTATCTTTAAAGATCTATTATATATATCAAGACTATCAGCTCTTGTAGCTTTACCAGTTTGAGCTATAGGAATTTCTCCACCATCTTCAAACTGTCCACCCCATGCAGGAGAATAGTTTCTTCCACTAGTGTCATTACCCATACCAACAAATCCTTCTGGTAAAGATACAGAAGCATCATTATAGTTCTCTTGGTGTTCTTGCATTGTTCCACCATCAGCATATTGATCTAGCCAACCACCATTCTTCATGTTGTTAGAATTATCTCTACCACACTCATGACATATGTACATATCTTTCTTACTAGAATCAGATTTGTTCCAGGACCAACCGCATGTGCACTTTACTTTACCACTACTCATTACTTGTAAGATATTTGACTTGGTGCAATAATGAATTGACTAACCAAGTGAGTTGTTGATGTGTTATCTAATATATGTCTTATCTTAGCATCCTTAGCTCTTATTGTAGCTTTCTTGAAACTTCTAAGTCCATAGTCCATATTAGCTTGATTAACCACTTTATCAATTGATAAACTCTCACAAGTTGTATTGAACAATGGAACTTGAGAACTCTTCTCTAAAGCCCAGAATGTATTATACTGATAGAAGTTATCACTCTTAGTGTAAGTGATTGTTTTACTATCAGTATTGAATATAGGATATTGATTGTAAGCTTGTAAATTATTTAATGGTTTAGCTACTAATTCTAATATACCAGAACTCTGTTGTCCATTATATATAATAGCTTTATTAAACCATTTATCATTTGTTTCTATTCTTGTGTTAATACTATATACACCATCAGGTATAGAAAGATATTCATATGCCTTAGTATAATCCATTACGTTCTGTAATAGCTCATCTTGGAATTTATATGCAAATGGATACTCAATAATATATGGTTCTATGTTTCCATAGAATGTATTATAGTTTTGTACATTAAGAGAGTGTGCCCATACACATCCTGTATTAATTTGCACTAAACTTATATTTGCAAAGTCTGATACAGTTATCTCTTCAACATTAACACTCTTTTCTGCTTTACATTTACCAGTAGATTTAATAGTGATGATTGTAACATCATTATCTACAATATAACTAATTCCTTTTACAAGATCTCTTTTAGGTACGTTCTCAGCTATTATATTTCCAAATTGGTCATAGATAGTGAAGGGTCCTGCACTAGGTCCTGATTCTTTTAATTTTATGGCTATAGTCTTTGACATATTAACAAATTCCATTATTAGTTAATGTTACATCTGCTGGTGTACTTGGACAACATCTAGCACAGAAAGTTACTGATGAAGGTCCTCCTCCTGCAAGTCCAACGTTTATACTTGCTGGTGTTCCTGTACAATCTGTATAAGTTACTGCCACTACACCCACTGTAGATTTAATAGCAGTGTATGAAATACAAGGTGTTACAGTGGTAGTGGTTGTGCTAGTTGGGAAACATTGTTCCATACTAACAATTATTCCACCTACTACTTCATAAACTGTTCCAGTGCTTGAACTCTCATCTGTGAAATACCATCCATCAGGAATCACTGAACAATCTGTTTCATAATTAGGACCTGCATAAATTGTAGATCCAAGAGAAAGAGTTGAATAACTTCCTACTATAGTAATCACTACAGTGTTTGGTGGAATAGTATTTAAATAAGTCATTGCATTACAAGCATCTAGTTGACTACCTGTTGACTCAACTCCTATAGGAATTGATGTTATATTATATCCAATAGCAAAATCATTTTGATTTAGATTTTCAGGTCTTACACAAGGTGGAGGTGCTGGTCCCACTGTAATCACACCAGTACCATCTAATGCACAATAAGTAAATCTAATAGTTCCTGCTAATTCACAATCATATGGAGATATTGTTGTTGTTGTTGTACTTGTTCTAAAAGTATTCGATGTTGTTGTAGTTGTTGTTGTTGGTCCATCTGGAACTATTGGTCCAGCAACAAAATCAAAATCATCACAGCATCCATTGATTCCTGAATAGAAGAAATTATTTTCACCCATATAGAAATTAGGAATATAACTATGAAAAGAAATCCAACTTTGTGTATTGAAATTATATGATGCTGTCCAAGACTTATCACAGAAGTATTCTGGATCTTTTAAACTCACAACGGTTCTAATTGGTGAACTACCAACTACAGGTGTTTCTACATAGAATTCTTTTGTATCATAATCATACTTAACATCAGGAGTAAGAGGAATATAATCAAGTTTAGTTATTATGATTCTCTCATATCTATTATCATATACACCATGTAATCCAACACCATTGAAATTATTATCTGTATCAACTCCTGGAATAGTAACCATCTTACCATTCACCATAACAGTTTTACTTGGGAAGTATGTTAATATTTCAAATGATAAATGGTTTGTAAAGAAGTTGTTCATACCTGAAGCAAACGATGTAAGATCTTTAGCTCCTTCACCTGTAAGTAAAAAGATCTGTCCTCTCTTAGCATCTACAGTAACTTGTCCTTGAGGGATTTTTAATAAGAACTTATTCTGACTTCCTACATATCCAAGATCTGTTTCAGCAAAATCTACAGGAGGTGAACTTCTAAATAAAGAAGGATTACCTAAATAAGCAGCTTGTGGATTACTTGTATCAATTGTAAGTAATGTGTTATACAATAAAGATTTGTTCTCAAACCTAGCTAGAATAGCTTTGTTTTGAATACCATCTAATGATATAAGATTTCCATAGTTTTGAGGAAAGTCAAAATATGAAACTGCTCTATATGTTAACCAGCTATTAATTCTATTATCAGAATCTATGTTTTGAGAATCTGAATAGATTGTTCTAAATGGATAGTATGTAAAACAGAAATCCTTTCTCCAGTCAGCTGGTAAATGTGTAAACACATTTTCTTTATTCTGTTTTGAATATGTTACATTGTAGTTGTACGTATTATCAAATGCAATAGATACATAATCTTCTTGTACCCAATCATCAGGAATACTTGTGCTTACGTGTGGCCAGAAATCACCTTCTCTATTATTGAATGCTTGTCTAAGATCTGTATTGTAAGAACTCTCACAATAGAAGTTAGGAATACCATATGCAAACAAATAGAAATATCCATTATAATATGTTCTATCAGGATTATCTTGAGCAGGGTAACTAGGAGTTGATGTTGGTCCAGGTTCTTGACTGTTAGGACAATCAAAGTTATGAGCTTTGTATGAAATAACACTTGATAAAGTACCTATAGTTGGTACTGTATAATCTGCAAGAATAGATCTAGCAGAGTGCCAGTATTTTGGATAGGCTATGTTACCAATCTCATCATAGAATATGTCACTATCATCAGGAGCATTAACTCTGTTATCAATAAAGAATGGTAGCTTTGTTTTGAATGTGAATCTAGAAATAAATGTATCTCCACCAAACACTACATCATTTCCTGATGTTGTTGAGTTAATAGATGATTGATATCCTGTATCCACTGTACTATATGTATATATTTGTCCCCATTGATTTGGAATTATATTCTTCAATGAAGCATAATAAGATACAACACTAATGTCTTGTTCTTTAGCTGGTTTAGCACATGCACCAGTTTCACCAATAGTAATTCTAGATTTTTCTGTAACAATAGGAACTCCTCCTACAATCATACTAGGACTATTACTTGGTAATGGTAATGGTGGTACTGCTGTAACACCATCTTCTCTAACATCTATTGTTTTTAAATAAACAGATGATTCTCTTCTGTAATTATTAATAGGAGCATTTTTTAATCCATCAGGAGTCATGATAGTATCACCAACAGACTGAACACCAGGAATAAGATATCTGTATATATCAAGCATTCTTTGTTTGATACCTTGTACACCATTAACTGTAATGTTATTACCTATACCTGCACTATAATTATAATCAGCTATTGAGTTATATGAATATGCATAGTTTCTTCTTGTAATACCATTAATATAAATAGTTAAATAAGATTGGTATACAGTGAACATTGCTGTTGCACTAAATCCATATCCTAAACCTCCTATTACTTGTGAACTAGTTAAAGCATCTATCTGAGCTTCTTTTGTAAGAAGTTTATATTTAGCATTACTTCTCACTTCAACAAAGTGACCAAGTCCTTTACCAAACATTACATTCTCAAGCTTTAATACATCACCTAAGAATGGTTGTCCAAATGATGTTTCAGGAGAATTAAATATTTGTCTATATGCTAGTTCTGGTTTAGTAGATATGCCAGTTTGAGGAAGTTCTTTTGTACAAGCATCCACTCTAACTGCATTATTAAAAGTGATAACCTCATTTCCTGCAGCATCTCCACCTGATATATTAACAGGAGGTTGTGAGGGAGGTCCTGATAAACAATTTAAAAGATAAGTTGCTCCACCAAAAATTCCTCCAGCTACCCATTGTTCTTTATATCCTTCTACAGGATCTGTCCATGCTGCTCTATATCCAGCTTTTCCAGTTCCAATATCAGTTGTACCAACAGCAACACGATACACATCATAATTAGATGGTCCTACATTCACCTTTGTTCCAGGAGTAGCTGTTTCATTTCCTCCTTGATTAGTACTCATTCTATTGAATGGTCCAGGTCCTTGTGGTATAGGTCTACTAATAGAACATAATACTTGTCTACCTAATGTAGTGTATTTTATTCTATCTAATTTATTAGTATTACAATCAGTATATTCAACCTCTGCGTAAGTAGGAATACCTGTTAGAGGTAGATTAAATTGTAATATATCAATATTCCATGGTTTACATATATCCTGCCAAGCATTGTTTGTTTCGTTTAGGAATGGATCATCACCAACCACTTCATTATATGGATAGTTTGGATAGTAGTAGTATTGTCCTTCTCTTTCATAAGAGTTAACATTACGAAGAATTCCTTTAGCTACAATAGATTTATTTGTACCTCTATTACCTCTAATGATTTTAAATCCTGCTATTTCGCTTTTCTCATCATCAGTTAGATTAGAATTGTATATTAGGTTTGATATCTGCCCTTTGTCTATTTTAAGACCAATAGGAAATACAGCATCATTACCCATCACCATTGATGTAGCACTTGTAAATATTTTTGACTCAGTTACAGGAGAAACTAATACATCTGGAAACTTATGATGTCTTATTTTTTTACCTGCTAAGTCACCCCATACATCTACATTACAAGGGTATTCTTCTATAGATTCCCAATAAGCCATTTGACCATATTGCCAAGGTCCTTTATAACCAGGATCTGTAGAATAACCTGGAGAAAATCCAGTTACAGAAGCTGTGTTATATATTTTCCAATAAGGACTATAGTTTGTACCTGGTTCAGGATTACCTATGAAGTCAGCACTTGTATCAGGAATATTTGGTTGAGACCACTCGTTCCAGTTTTGTTCTCTACCAGGAATATGGAAACCATCTGTTTGTTTTCCATTCTTTAATAAAAACACTATTTCAAATGCATACACCTCATCACGTAGATACCCACGTAAGTTTGTAGCATTCAATTCATCAGCATAGTTTTCTGTAGCAGGGATTCTATATGTTTCCCATTCAACAGTTATTTGATTAGCTATTGATTGATAGTTAAGTCTACTAATAGATGTAAGATTATCCCATACAAGAATGTCTTGTACAGAGGTAACATCTTGAGCTATCTCGTAATAAGGAAACTTTTCAAATATATCATTGATAGATAATTGTATTGAAGTTTGATCACTTCCAGTGTATGTAACTTGATCAGTAGGTTGTTCAATAAAATATGTACCTACCAACTCTACAGATGTACCATTATTAATTGTTTTGATTACAGCTAAGTTGTAGTATTGAAACTGTCCTGTAGTATCAAGATCTTTTATATCTACAATAATAGATTTATTAACATTAGTATTGAAATTAACTGTTGTTAATTGCTCATCTATTATAGGTGTAGGATTGGTAACTGAGTAATACGATGTATAACCATTACCTGCAGCATCAGAATACTGTATAGCAAATTGATAAGTTCCTGATATAAGTTCTCCTCCATTTCTCACTTCATTAATTGAAAGTTGAGGAATAGTGAAATTAGGTTGTATTTTAATTTGATTACAATCTAGTTGGTCTGTATATATAGGATTACAAAGATCTGAACCAGATTGTAGTAAGTAAGGAATATTATTTAAATCTAAATATCTTCTTGCATTAAGTCCATCTGTCCAATATATTTCTATAGTACAATTAGTTATCTTATGTACCACTTTATGTATTGGGTGATTTAAATTAAAATTTAAACATGGAGCATTAACTAATGTGTGATAGATACAATCACCATTATCCATATATCCTATCTCTGAATCACCACTTATTGGATTGTGAAGAAAATATATATGTTTGTTTTTTTCATTAATGAAATGAGTACCAATCAATAAATAAGACTTTGGAAAAGTAACACACAGGTCATTACCTAACTCGTTCTGATAGTTAATTATATTACCATCAAAATTCTCAACATTAGCATTTAATGCATACGTTAGTGACCCCTGTTTAACTTGATTGATAGAACTATCTAAGTTTAATCCAGTGGTTGCACTATTTAAATTTGGAGTTATATTACTCTTTGATTGTTCTTCAGCCATGAGTATTAATTATTACGTCTTCTACCATATCTGTTAGTACGGTTAGGAAGTTCATACATATTAAATCTATTAAGATCATTTTTGATTCTTCTTTGCTTCTCCCAAGGAGATTGCTTCTTCATTTCAATCTCAGCCATGATATAAGCTTCTTCATACATCTGTTTGTAATATACTAACTTCTGTTGTAATTGATTGAAAGTTTCATCATTAGTTTGATTAGTAAGCATCTCAAACACTTTAAACTTAATGAATGCTTCTACATATTCTCTAATACGATAGTTATCAGGAATCATTTGATTACCTATCTCATCGTATTCTGTAGCATAGAACAATAAGTGTACAACACCATTTCTGAAATTAGTTACAAACTTATTATCTCTAATATCAAAGCTATCATAACTAGCAGCACCAGGAGTGAATTCATGAATAGGAGGAGCTTCAGCATAGAAGTCCCAATTGTTTGTATATTCCACTCCACAGTTTTGTCTTGCAGATATATTACCAGGCTTAAGTAAATACTCGTGAGTAAATCCTCTAGCTACAGTGTTATTTGTTTTATATACAGCTTGAACTAATTGTGGCATACATGTACCATTACAAGCTGGATCTTGACAACCAGGTTGAGTACAAGGAGTTCCTCCAATAGTTAATGGAGACACTTGAATAGTGGTAGCATTAGCTGCTTGAGAATAGAATGAATTAGCTGTCTGATATGGATACCCTGCCACTTCTGTACACATCCAAGCTTCTCTTACAGCATAAAAGTTATCAGGAAGTCTAGCTTGGAAGTCTTCTATAAATAAAACTTCTTCACTTATTACAAAGGTAGTTCTTCCTAACTTCTTAAGACACTTGTCTAAGTAGGTAGGAAACAAAAGATCATCCACTGCACCAGTATCAAAATAAGATTTTAATTCTTCTTTAACTGTTGAATAGACAGGCTCTGGGGATACGAAATTATATTTATAGTAGTACGACATAATTTATTTTTTCCATTCGTTATAGATATATTGATACTTGTCGTTGGTCTTTAAGTAGTGTGATAATAATCGTGAGGTTAATCTAGAAGGTTTAAAATACCAAAGGTCAAAATTTTTAAAGCGTGCAGTTTGCTTAAACCACATCCAACCAAAGAAATAACCTTCTGTATGATAATTAAAGTTATATATAACCTTTCCTTTCTCTTTAGTCTTCTGCCAGTCGATCGGTAAGTTGACAAACTCTTTACCATCTACGTTGTTTTTTAGTTTCCTTCTTTTCTTTTTATTGATTGAGAACTCTCCAAATCCAAAAGGTAGTTTTACTCTTTCACCTGTTTCTAATATGTATTCTTTAAAAGATTCATTGTATGTATATAATACATTTCTCCATTCATCATAAGTAAGTTTAATAGATGGATGTTTTTTGCAGAAATTATTATAACTGTCCTTACTAGAACTTCTCCAATCAATCTTTGTTCTCATTAATTAGTTGGTTTTGAGTTTGGTGCTTGTCCATCTATTCCTTCTTGACTAGTATCAGTTTTCAAATTGAAATACGTAGATAGTAGCTTTTGAGATGTAAGTTGTAGCGTTTGTTGTTCTAAGTATCCAGGAAGAGGAAACTCTTTATCTAATGGATTCTTACATAGTTCTTCAGTAGTATATTCTGGAGTTCCACATCCACATTCTGGATACATAATTTCATTCTCCACATCTTCTTCAAATAATGCTACAAATCTAATTGATTTAAGCAATGGATTGTTTACATATAGATATCCATTAGATATCCAATAGTATTCTTCATTCTTGATTATAGGAAGTTTTAATAGATTTATATATCTATTAACTGTGATTTCTTTTAACTTCTTTCCTGTACCACCTAATGCATTAATAGAATAAACTCCTTGTATTACATATTGGTAATTACCTTCTGATATACGTGGGAGTTTAAGTTTTGTTCTAGCAACACTACACTCATCTACATAGTTACAACATTCAGAGATAGGTACTTCTATCATCTCTAAACAAGGAATAGTAGTGAATAGTGTATCAGTTGCCCAAAGTTTTCTTAGATTGGTTTCTCTTTTAATTAGCATTAAAGCATTGTTTCTTATCTCAGATGCGATTGCTCTATCTGTAATAAGACTGTCTGTAGAAAGTATCTTGTGGACACTTCTAACATCTGATACTAATTTTCTTAATGTTGCCATAATTATATTCGAGTTTCAAACTCTGCTATTTTACCTAGATTAAGATCATAGACTAAAGCAAGAGCAGCACGTACTGAGTGTACGAAGTTATTATCTAAGTGCCATCTGTCTGTACCAGACAAGCTAGGCATTTGTTGTATTCTTACTCCCTTTACCTCTTTAGCCATATAGTGATGTTTATCACCTGTATGTACCTCTCTATAAACAGCATCACCAAACTGATGACTATATTTAGGATGTGTTGCAAATAACAATGGTAAGTCTTCTAACTTACAATTACCATGGTGCCATCCAATAAATGTATTTCCTAATGTTAATCCTTTAACAACTGAATGTTCTCTTGTAAACTCTACATCTTTTGCATCACTGAAATAAACATCTAATGCATGTGCTAAGTAAAAAGATTTAGTTCTGTCATGATTACCTTGTACTAAGACTACGTGCACAGTGCTAGAATGTTGTCTCAACATATTGATTGTATCTACAAGAAGAGCAAACCCCACTTCATATTCATCAGCATAATCCATTATAGTGTCCTGTGGAGTACCATTTGTAGTTTGATGTTGATAGTTATCAGTGTGGAAGAAATCGTTCGATATAGGAAGCACTACAGTGTTTATATTGTAATTAGCTTCCACTTTTTCAATCAAAGACTGAGCCACATTAAAATATCTTAAAGCTCTAGTTGTTGGATCATTATCACCATCTACAGTTTTCTTAGCTAAATGATAATCAGATATAGATATTTCTACATCTACATAATCTTTATTACCAGTAAGTTTTGTTTTGGTAATTGATACATTATTTGGTTTGTAGTTTTGTAAAAACTTAGCAAAGTCCTCAGGTGAGTAATCTTTTGCTTCTTTCTTCTTAGAGAAGACTGAGGAAGTGAACTTCCCACTTGGTAACATCTTAGACCAGTAGTTTGTTATAACATACTTATCTAGGTTTATCTTATGTAGCTTAGCTAGTTCAATATCATCTTTAGGTTCAAAGTCTGTGACTATTGTACTTTCTATTGTACCTCTCTCAACATTTACTTTGCGTTCTCCTGTGTAGTTTGTTAATACAGGTTCTGTATCTTTTTCTTTAAGCTCCTTCATGAGCTCATTGACCTCAAATTCACTTATTCCTAGTTTCTCAGCATAGAATTTTTTACTTTTCTTCTGACTTAATAACTCTTCTAATCGGTGTAACAAGCTTTGATTTTCAGACATATGTACTCATGTTAGTTAAAAAAATATTGTAAAGATAAACAATTGTTTTTATATATTCCAAATAATTTTAGTTAGAGATAGAATTATTTATAACTAAATTAGTTATAAAACAAAAACTCCCCAAGAAAAATCTTGAGGAGAAAGCATAGAAAACCAACAAACTATGATTTTTTTTTATTGTTAGCATATAGTATAGTCTGCAAGTTGAATTACTCCATTAATATTAACTCTAGCACTATAAGTAATTCCAGATGTAAGTAGTTTAAAATGATAGAAGTCTCCATCACCTGGAAGTACTGTTGTCATTGCAGCATCTAAATATATAACATCTCCTGCATTAGGTGCTCCTGTACCACTTATCCAACAAGATGTAGGCATTGATAATGGACAAGCATCACCTGGATCAGATGTTGCTGAAATAATACCTTCTTCTATACATGGTCCACCAATTGTAATTGTTCCTGTTCCACAAGTAATTTGAGGAATTACACTTACACTAGGTCCAAATAATACACAAGTAGTAAATAGTGATCCTGTAGGAATTACATAATCTATACGCTGAGTTCCATTACATTCTGTATATGATATTCTAACACCACTTGGCTGATCTATACATTCAGTAGCAGGATCAAACGTTACATTATAACATCCTACTAAAGAATCTATACAAATTGAATTATAAAGAATTACATCAACACCTGCAGTACCAATTGCAGAACCTTCTAATGCACAGAAAAGATAAGTCTCAACTCCAACAAGTTCATAAGATTGTGGATCTCCATTACAATCAATATAACCAACCTCTCCAGTTCCACCATCTAAAGTTGCTTGATAAGTTACACATGCTAGTGTAGTAGTGGTAGTAGTAGTAGTTGGTGCTATTGTAGTAGTACTAGTAGATGTAGATGTAGATGTACTAGTAGATGTGCTTGTAGATGTAGATGTGCTTGTAGAAGTACTTGTACTGGTTGATGTAGAAGTACTTGTACTAGTAGAAGATGTAGTTGATGTGCTACTACTACTTGTTGTGGTAGTTGTAGGAATTAAATTGATATTTATATCAATATAATTTGTACATCTTCCTGTAGATTTCACTCTAATTATAGTTGTACCTTCAGGAACTACTATTGATGTATAACCAGCGGTTAAAGCAGCTGCAGATATACCTGTTTCAAATGGTGTCACATACCCACCTACATTTGAATAAAGATCAAAAGGACCAGCATCCCCACCAGGTGGTATAATTAATGTTATTAATGCTATCATTTTATTATTTATTTATATTAAGGTAGAGTTGTTGTTGTAGTAGTTGTAGGTGCTACAGTCGTTGTTGTTGTAGTACTTGGAGCAATAGTCGTTGTAGTGCTTGTTGTACAAATTCCTATAATAGACATAGGTTCACTACTAACTGTTACAGCTAATCCACAAAGAGTGTATGTACAAGATGGACTGAAACATGTATCACTAACTGTTTGTACAATTCCATCACAATCTATATACTCTGCTGTAAATGTAGTGGTGTAAGGATCACTTTGGAATTCATAGCAAGTATTAGCAATAGTAGTAGTTGAGGTTGTTGTACTACTTGTACTACTAGTTGTAGTGGTAAGTGAGTATAATGGTATATCAATAAAATTAGTACAATCGCCTGTTGATCTAACTCTAACTATTGTTGTATAATCAGGAACAAGTGCAGAAGGATATCCTGCAAGTAATGATGCTTTAGAAACACCTGTTTCAAATGCTGATGTATATGCATCAAGATTTGAAAAAAGATCGAATGGACCTGTATCAGCTCCAGCCAAAGTTAATGTTATTAATACTGTCATATTATTGGTTTTAAATTAAATTGAACAAAGAGTAAATAAAGGATTAGTAATCCCATTATTGTTATCTGCTACTATTGATTGTGCACATATAGTTACCATAGTTCCACTATCTGGAATAATCAATTCTTGAAAAACACCTTCACAATTTATATAATCAACTACATGATATGTTCCTGGATTAAATATTGGAGGATAAACCTCTACTGAATTACATAATGGAGGAGGAATAAAACTAGTAGTAGATGTAGTGGTAGGAGCAACTGTAGTAGTAGTAGATGTAGTGGTACTTGTTGATGTGCTAGTAGAAGTAGTTGTACTAGTAGATGTACTCGTAGAAGTACTAGTTGATGTGCTAGTACTAGTCGATGTACTACTAGAACTAGTAGTGGTTGTTGTAGGATCTGGAAGCTGATTAGCATTTCCAGTAAAATCACATATAGGACAACATATCTCTAACTGATTATATATATTTTCTATATCCTCTCCTATAATCATTAAATCTTCAGTGATGTTCATTACATCTTCTGTAAGTGTATCTACATTAGCTTGAGCAGTACATATAATAGCGTCAAACTTAGCAAGGATTGTATTTAATCCATCACATGTATCCACATCTGTACAAGGAAGTGGAGTGCCATCATATGTGACAGCACTCGTTCCATGTATTGTTGTATTATTTACTTGAGAGCAATTTCCCATTTTTATTGATTTTTAAAATTAAATAGGTGCAACAGTTGTAGTGGTTGTTGTTGTAATTGCACAATCTCCTTTTACTGAACAATCTGAATATAGAATAGTGTATGTGCTATCTATAGAAGGTAAGTATATAGGTACATTGTTTTTATAATAAAACATTTGTATAGTTGGTATTGATGATACTTTAATACACCAACTTTCACTCTCTGCTACAGATGTATATGTACGATCTATCTCTGAATCATCACATCCACTATCTTTTGTAGTTCTTAAATAAACTGCCCCATTAGTTATACCAGGTGTAGTGTTTCCTGTAGCGTCATCTAAATCTGTTTGAGCTATAGTAACATTCATACATGTACAACTATAAGGATAAGCTGTTGTAGTGGTAGTAGTTGTAGGTACACCTGTTGTAGTGGTGGTTGTACTTGAACTACTTGTAGAACTAGTAGTTGTAGTTGTTATATCACCACAATTTGTAATACTTACAATATATCCATCTACAATTTCTGTTATTTCACAAGTCTCATGATCTGTAATGTAGAAACCATCAGCTAGTAAATCACAATTAGTTCCTGTTCCAGCGTAAACAAGTTGGCCAATAGCAAAAATAATACTTTGTCCAAATAGAGAAGTTTCAGCAGGTGCAAGTGGTAAACCATTTATATAAGCACATGCATTACATGCATCCGTTAATGAATCAGTATAATTTACAACTCCTGAACCATCATCATACGAATTAAAATATTCTACAGTTATTAATCCTTCTGGTCTACATCCTGAATAAGGAGTAGTGGTTGATGTTGTAGTAGGTGCAATAGTTGTAGATGTAGAAGTTGTTGTGCTACTAGAACTAGTTGTAGTAGTTGTACCTCCACAATCTCCTTCTGAAGTAATAATTCCTAAAGAAATAGTAGGGAAAGTTTCTGAACAAAATAAATAAGGATTGTCAAAATCTCCAGCTGGTTGAGTTATTATTACGTGAGTATCACCTTCTCCACCACATTCATCCCATTCTATAGTCACTACAGTTTCTGGATCTATACCTGTAAGATTCCAACTATATTGTGTACAAGGAAATGCAGTGGTTGTTGTTGTAGTGGTAACAGGACATTCTCCATCAATACAATTTGCTCCTATTGTAATAGTAACATTAGGACTACTAGCCTCTCCTTCAGATCCACAATAGCTTATAATCTCACCAGAAAGTATTTCAATTGGTCTACTATAACTACCATCACAATCTCTATAAGATATAATATGACTTACAAGACCTTCATTATTGAAAGTTAAACACTCACAAGGACTTGCTGTTGTAGTAGTAGTGGTTGTAGGAACTATAGTAGTTGTTGTACTAGTTGTACCACAAGGACCGTTTGGTGTCACAATAACAGTTCCAGGAACAGTTAAAGGACTATCTGTTTCAACACAAATATTTGTTTCTCCTGGCAATAATACAATAGCTTCTGGTTCTCCTGTAATACAATCAGTAATGATTATAGCTACTGGATCTTCTCCTGTATTATCTAATGAGAAGCTTTCACAAAGAACTGGTGCAGCAGTGGTAGTACTAGTTGTAGTAACATTGCAACAAACATCTAATTGATTGTTTATATTAATTATATCACCATTAATAGTTATTATCTGTGTAGTGATATTGTCAACCTGAACAGTTAATACATTAATCTGTGTTAATAGATTACATATAATCTCATCAATCTTTTGTAATATCACATTAAGTGTATCACATGGTTCAGCAGTCGTACATGATAATGCAGGACCATCATAAACAATAGTGCTAGAAGCAGTTAAATTAGTACTACATGGATTGTCGTTACAACCACCATTAGTGATTGTAGAACTACATCCGCAAGGAGTATTTAAAACTACGTCTGTACAGCAAGGATTTACTGGTAAATATGGATATGACATGTTGTTGATTTATTAAGGTCTGTATTGAATATAGTAACAACCTAATCCAGGTTGAAAGTTTGGATGTGATTCTCCTCCTCCTTGTGATGCTATTGTGAATGTTGTAGCTGCTGTTAATGTAACATTCTCAGCAAGTAAAGGTCCACCTGCATTAACTACTGTAACAAATCCATCAGATCCATTAGGTGTACGTGTAAATGAAGTTGATGTAAATCCTGGATTATTAGGAGTTATAGTATGTGTATGTGGATTAGGAGATATAGCAGTAGTAGCTGTACTACCAGGGTGAGCATGTGCAGGCATTTGTCCCACTGTTAATGTAACACCATTTGTACCTAATGGAACATTTAATGTGTAATTAGGATTACCAAGTGCTGGATCAACTTGAGGAGAATATGCACTACCACCAGGAACAGCTGTAACACCTACAGGAACTCTACCTCTTAAATCAGGAGTTCCATTTATTCCATTACATAGATATATATTTACCCAATCACCAAGTCCTACTCCTGTACTAGAGAAATTACTCAATGGTCCAAAATATGGAACAACAGAATAAGGAACCATTCTATTACTAATTAAATCATTAGTAGATGAATGTGTAGCTAAATAGTTAGCAATATAATTGTCTAACTCAACTCCATTACTTGAATAATTTGTTTGAAGATCTAGAGAAAGAGCTACTAAATTAACTTCTACTTGACATAACTTATTTATAACAGCTTGTACAATAGCATGTGTATCTGAAGATGATGTAACACCTGTCAAACACCCAATTGAATAATCAGCATTTAATGTAGCAAGTGTAGCATCAATAGCATCTACTTGTTCTTGAAGATCACAAGCAGCTTCTATTAAAGCTTTTGATATATCTACAATAGATAAGTCTTTACATGTAGGAAGATATTTATTTACAAGTTCACATACATCTATACCAGCTAGATCAATCTTCACTCCTGTACCATCTAATGTAGATGTAAGGAATGTAATTAATGCTTGTTCTACAAAAGATAAGGAATCACCTGTTTGGATTCCTAGGACAGGAACATCTATTCCTGTATATTTAACACATCTGTCAGAGACAATCTCTGTACATCCGTTATAACAATTTGAGCAATTAGACATATTATTTTATTTTTAAAAGATTTAACAAGTTGGAAAAGATATAATAACACCATTTGTTACACGAACTACTTGCCATGATCCTGGTGTTCCAGGAATATTAATTGCAAACCATCCATCAGCAGTAGCTCTAAAACAACCTGCTTCTTGTATAAATAGTTGAGAGCCTATTGTAGGATTTGGAGTGTCCCACCAAGCTATTGTTACCCCATTAACAAAACATGTACCAGCATTTAAACAACTTACTGCTGCACATGCTGTAGGTAAAGAAACTGTAAAATTAGAACCACCACCAGTATTTAGATTTTGACCTAAATTAATATTATAAGGATGAAATGGTGAACAAGTTGTTGTTGTTGTTGTAGTTGGTCCTGAAGTGGTAGTACTTGTTGTAGTAGAAGTTGAAGAACTGGTACTAGTAGTTGTACTAGTAGAACTAGAGCTAGTAGTTGTGCTTGTAGAACTAGAACTAGTAGTTGTTGTACTAGGTGCAATTGTACTTGTACTAGTAGTTGTAGGATTTGGTACAATTGTAATATCACAAGGATCCTCTAAACAACGTTCTGGTTCATTACACTTACTAACACATCCTACTGTTAAACGTATCACTCTACTAGCAATCATCTGAACAGAGTACTCATGTACGTAATTAGGATTACAATACTTATGAGTTAGTATTCTTCTGTATGTTATTAGCTGAAGAATTTCACCAGCAGGTATAGGTTTGTTCAACATATATGAAATATTGTTGTACAAATTATTACCAAGCTCTGCTAACTTGCAATCTATTTTTTTAAGTAAAGAAGGAATGTTAGCACATTCTGGGCAATTTGTTAGTCTTGGTGATAACATAATATTATTTATTTACTTTAGAAGCGCAGTTGCCACATAGTCCATCTCTCAATTGACATCCACACCCCACATTAGCTCCACATGAATTACATTGTGCCATAATTAATAAAAGTTTATTAAGTAGTTGTTACCTGAACAACCACAGTTGGTTCTTAAAAAGTGATTTAACATATTATCTGCTTGAGCATATAATGTGTTTGATTCGTATTCTGCACAGTTGTTAGCTGCTGCAATCGCTCCTTGAATAAAGAAGTTGATTGTGTTTAATTGCACACTAGATTGTGTTTTAAGTGCTCTATCACACTCCATCATATTTAATTGTAAAAACGCATTGTCAAACTTCTCTTGAAGTCTGTCAACACGTAGTATTGTTTTCTCTACATAGTTTGCGTATGCAGGAGCAACTGAGTATCTTAGTCTATACACTCCATCAGGAAGAGGTTGATTACAACCCACTTCTGTTATCCCTAAATTAGATGATGTAAATACATTGGTTTCATTAGGAACAAAAGGTAATATCTTGGTTCCAAATCCTGGTATTTCAATCTCAATAGATGGTGCAGAAACCACTGGAGGATTGGTAGGATATACAGATGCGTCTGTAACACCAAGTGTAAGTACACTATAAGTAGGAACTACTAATATATCTAATTGTAAGTTTGCCATGTTGTTTTTAAATAAATATGCCAGAGGAATATGAGTTATCCTCTTTCCCCTGGCATAGGTTATTATTAATTTTTACTCTTCTTTATTCTTAAGGAATGTTTGTAGAAGTAGTAGTTGTTGTTGATGCAGGAGCACTAGAAGTAGTTGTTGTAGTTGTGATACAAGGAATTCCTTGATCTACTACAGCACCTAAACCAGCAACTAAAATTGCTTCAAATGCAGAAGTTAAGTTACTTCCTCCATTAGGAACAGCAAGAATCACAGTAGAGTCTTCCATGATGTAATCACCCCATTGGTACTCAGATTTGTTATACTCGTTGAATTTAATGTAGAACGTGTTGTAAGTTTCACCATCAGATACCCAAGATTCGAAGTTCTCGTTGTATCCATTCATTCTGTATAAGTGTTTCAAGTAACCTGCTTGGTAGCTGTAGAAGTTTTTCTCTAATTGAGCAATCTCTGCAGATGTACCAGTAGGATAAGAAGCACGTTGAGTGATGATAGGAGTAGCAACCTCATTACAAACATCAGCAACGATAAAGTCAGCAGTAGTAGCTGGACCAGCATATACAAATGTTCTGAAAGATAGTCTATCATATTCAAATGGGAACGCTGCGATATCACAAGGTTGACCATATTTAGTTAATGGTTTTCCTGTAATACGTAAGATTGTACCACCTACATTTTCAAATGTAAAGAATGTGTTGAAACTAATGTTATCAGGGTTGTTACCTGGAGCTTGTTGTCTCAATTTAGCAATCAATAAGTCGATGATAGTGTTATCACTTACATCAGCACATGGATTGTCATCACAGTTACAACATGGAGCTTGAATAGTTACTGAACGAGTGAAACCATTGAAATACAATGTATCAATGTAAGAAGAGTGAGCACGTAAAGTTAACGTGATGCTTTCTCCACATTGTACAGTGAAATTAGTTACATCAGTAATTTGGTTAGCAGCAGTTGGACAAGCAGAAACTTTGTACCATTCTGTTACGTTTGAATTACAACCAGATCCAGAAGGACATCCTTTGATCTTGTCAGATCTTTTAGAGCCTTGTAAATAAGTGTTTATTCTACCTTGAGCTATGTAGAAATAAGGAGAAGCAGCAATATTTGCAGCAGTAGCTACAGAATAATCGCTTTTAAAAATTCCCACATCACCTTGAGCAAGGTTTTGTGTTGAGCCAGAGCTAGGGACAGCAGTTTGCCCTACTGGAACCACGAATAACGTGGTTAATGAAAAATCAGCCATTTTTAATTTATTTAAATGTTAATAAAGTTTATTCGTTTGTTTGTATTCTGAACTGAGCACTTTGTACTGCTGCAGCATTTTCAGTATACATTGCTAGATTTTGTACTGTCAAGTCTAACAGTTCATCCTCTAAATATAATTCAAGTTCACAATCTTGATCAAATGATGGAGTTCCATCTAACATTATATATCCTGTTTTGTTTATATACACTGGATATCTCATGTACATCATGTAAACTTTAGTTGGTGTAAATGTACCATCTGTAAAGTAACTTATTTCATCTGATGACAAAGAGTTGAATGTTTCTTGGTATTCAAAACTTGGTCTATAATGATCATTGTTTAATATAAACTGAAGATCACCATGTTTAGCAAGATCTCGATTAATCCAAATCTTTCTATCTTTACATCTACCTTTATCTGCCAACAAATATGAATCTATGTAGAACATATATTGTGGCTTAAGCTCATGTACATATGTACACCATTGATTCAATTCAACATTCTTTAACGTAAGATCTAAAGGCTGATGATTGTAATTCATTATAAGACTTTGTAAGTCTTCATAACGTTTCTTAAATGAATCTTGACCTAACTGACTAGCAGTACTAATACCATCAATCTTTTGCTTTATCAACTTGATCTGAGCCTCATTAAGAGCTAATATCTTGTCTTCTAACTGAATTTGTTGATGTGCATTAGTTGATAGTTTATTTAGTTTTTGATCAATCTTGTATAATAAACTATCTACTGGTATCATATTCTTTTATATTTTTAAACTAGCCCCTTATACAGAAGCTAGTTTTTTAGTTTTCAATTTGCCTTCTAATGTTAGTAACTCATCTTGGTTATCATCATCAGCTAGGAATTTAATTAAATCTTCTTCATCTTTAGCTATTTCATATTCACCTTCATAAACCTTGCCATTTGGCTTGATTCTATAAACTGAATGTGCTACAGCTTGTTTTACTAAATCTTTAATATGGAGTAAACTTTCTTTCATGTCAGCAAATCTATTGAACACTTCAACTGGACTCAATCCTGAATACTTACCATTCTTGAATTCTGTTTGTTTCAATACATTATCTACTAAGTTGTATACCACTTCTTCTTTTGAATCTTCTGATACTGGAAGTCCTAAAAGTCTTGCAACTTTACGTTTCTTCTCAGGAGTCATTGAATCAAACTTAACAATCGCTTTGTTAATCAATTGTTTTTTCTTGAAGATCACTGCATTTTCTATCTCATCATCTACCACATAAAACTGTGTATCTGCTGGATATTCTCCTCTTTCCCATGCTTGGTAAGAAGATGCAATTGTTGGATGTACTCTCAACCATGAAAAGGCTATTTCTTGGAAAGCATTTGATAAATCAAAATAGTTATCACCATCTAACAGTTTAACTGCTTGTACGTGTGTTTGATCATCTGGAGATAATGACAATCCATAGTTCCAGAATTTAGAACGTGGTCCTAAATCAATATCACCTATTTCATTTTCAAGTCTTGTTTTAAGAGCAGTTACTCTTTCGATTTCAAGTTCTCTTTCAGTTGGATCTTGAATTCTTTTGATGTAAGTAGCATCTGGATCTAATCCTGTTCTATACTTTCCATCCAATTCTTTATAAGGATATTTAAATACTCCTGTTCCAGGAATTCTTGTAAATCCTTTCTGTGATAATCCACTATCCATAGTTTGTAATTGAGAATTGTTATATTCTCTCTTAATAGTAGAAATTTTGCCTGTTTTACCCATAATGTAGTTATTTAATAATGTTTGGTTTAATTAGTAGAGTGTCCCCATTGAAGGGAATGCGACTGGGAAACCCAATCCATCACTCTGACACTTAGTTACGTTGCTATGCAAGAGGCTTGACTAAGTAGGGTTGAGAATCATCCCCTCTGGGAGGGAGAGGAGGTGAGGGGACTCATCTCGGAATTTTATTATTAGAATTGTGGGATTTCCTCGATCAACACAGTTCTAGAAAGATCTTCAATAAATACATCACATCTGTCTTTCATCCAGATTTCGTATCCTGGGAATTTGTTAGCAGAACTCATACCTTGAGATTTAGCAAAACCTAAGTGGTGACGAGTACCATCAATATAACCCCATGTCATAGAAGGAGCACCTTTCATACGTACTTCTCTAATGTTGTTTACCATAGATCCATCAGACATTGGAGAAACATCAAACACCATAAATACTGGAGTAGATTTTTTGTTTTGTCCAAACTCTAAGTTAGTTTGTGGTAAATCTAATTCTTTTAAGTGAATCAATTCAACACGTCCAGTCTCACGAGTTACCATTGCATCAAATGCAAAGTTGTAAGTGATGTGTTGTCCTTCACCTTGCATATATCTGTTTCCAGAATCAGCCATGAAAGTTAATCCAGAGTTTAATGCATCTGTTTTAAGAGCTTGTTGGAACACGTCAAAACCAGCCTCATTAGTATACATTTTAACACTTCTATCTTTCACATCCACTCTTCTGTAGAATAAATCTCCAAATACAGAACGGATTAAGTTAGCAGAGAATTCACCTCTGTTGTATTGTACTAAGTTACCATTGTTTCTCATTCTGTGGTATACACCAGCAGATGTTCTTTTCAATTCTTGTTTAGAACCATTAGTTTTAACTGTACCTGGTTTAGCCCAGATCATACGTTTAACTTTTAATTCTAACATAGATTTACGCATCCAGAACTCAATAAACGGTTCCCATTTAACATCATTACGAGTTAAAGGTAATTGGTTTCTTCTTTGTGGAGCATACACTAAAATATCAAGAGGTTTTCCAGAAGAATCTCTCATCATTTTATCATCAGCCCACTCAGTGATTTTGTGCTCATATCCATATGCTGATCCTAAAGATTCGAACATAGTGATTTGCTCACCTAATCTTGGAAGACCTAATAAGTCTTGATCAAACTCACCAATAGCAGCATCAACTAATTCTAGTTCTACACCATATTGTAAGAAGATAGGGTTTACGAAATCAACAATTGGATTGTCAGTTACTAATGTAAATGTGTACAAGAATCCCATGTTCCAAGGCACTGGATCTTTGATTACGTAGAATCTAGGACCATACTGACGAGTACCTACAGAAACGATAGCGTTTTTAGAGAACTCATTAGTATCTAATACTAAAGAAAATTCTTGACCATCGATACCTGTTTTACCAGCTGCGATTAAATCTTGCGTAGAAGCAGGAATGTCAATAATTTTTGGGAATTTGTAAGGAACAGCGATTTGCCATTTCCAAGCATCACTATTATTATCGATGTAATAAGGTGTGCTTTTGTTGATCATGTCTAAGAAGTCATTACTGTACAAAGAGCTCTGAGTATATAAAGAGATAATCTTTTTATCATAATCAGCTGGCTCAGTAGAGTGAAAAGACTCCAAGTGATTTGAGTCAGTAAGTTTTCCAACAGCACGTTTGTCCATAGACGCTACACGAGCATAAGTAAAACCTGTTAACCCTGGGATTGTTTGAATTGCCATTGTTATTCGTTTTTGTTAATTATTAATTTATTTTTGTTATAAGAACCATGAATTAGGTTTAGCTCCTGAACCGTTTGCTCCAGATGACTTTTGTTTAGTCACTTGTCTTGCAACTTCTCCGAACAATTGGTTAGACTGTTTAGTCACACCTGTTCTTTGTATAGTTGATAATGTAGGATCTTTCTCTAACATTTTCATAAGAAGCCCTAATTTAACTTTCATTGCATGGTTCTCTGGTCTCTTCATATCCAGGATAGCACGATCAAAGTCTGTTAGTGTTTCTCCTGTAGGAGTTTTCCACTTGTCAACTAATAAGAAGTCTTGTAGTTCTGTTGCTAATTTTGGATTGATAGGAATCCCATCAAACTCTTTTGCTTTAACCTTCTCTTGCAAGATGGTTTGTACGTTGTCTATATATTGATTTCTGATTTGAGCTTTTTGTCTTAACTCAGCTTCAGATTTCTGTTCTAGTTGTTGTAGCTTAGCTGCTTCTTTTTTAACCAACACTTTGTGGTGTTTAGTAGCTACGCTTTCAAGATCACCATAGTTTTGAAGTCTTTCAATTTCTGTATCTATGTCTTCAGGATCAAATCCTTGATCAGCTAAAGCTTGTTTCATTATTTTCATCTGATTGTTCTCATCATTAAGATCCATCTCAGCGAAATTAACTATCTGATTGTATGTACCAAAATACTCCTTAGGATTAACTCCCTTTACAAATATGGCATCAAACGCTTCTTGGTAATCTTCTCCAAATTGTGAGATGAAGTTTTGTACCATTTCAGAGGCACCTTTCTTCTTCTCATTATTAAATCTTTCTAAGAATTCTTCTGCTGTAGATACAGGTTGTGGATCTTCATCATCATCATTGGTGAATACACCTAATTTATAAAGATCATTTGCAAGAGCAGTGAATTGTGTACCTTGTGGTTCATCATCATCTGCATCACTGTCATCAGCAGTAGCTTCTGGAGCTTTTGCAGATTTTGTTGGAGCAGGTGTATCATCATCCTCATCTTCATCATCACTTAAGAAATCAGCAATCATAGATTGTCCTTCTGCTTTCTCTTCGTCTGTTTTACCATCAACGCTTTTAGGAGGAACAATATCCTTACCTTTTTTCACTGCTGGTGCTTCAGGAGCATCAGGAGCATCAGCGTCTTTAATAATAGGTGTAACATCTTCTGGATTAGATGTTGATGTCTCAGGGGAAAACAAGTCATTTAATAGTTCTTGATTACCCATTCCCATGTCCATAGTATCCTGGATACTAAAGTTACCCATAGTTTCTAAATTATCAGCCATATGTAGTTGTATTTATGTTTGGTTTTATTTATGTAAAAGTATAACAACACTATTTAATATCAAAGTGTTATTGGTTCATCTGATCCAATTTTCCAGATAATATAGCATTAATATGTTTTGCCCCTCCTAAGAGAGGCAATTTTTTTAACCTTTTTTGTTATTTCTGCCCTTAGCATTCTCTTTAGCCACTGCTAAATCGTTTGCCATATTCTCTCTTTGCACTTGCAGTTTCTCTTTCTCTATGGACATTTTATCAGACGCTTGTTTGTTCTTAGCTTGAATATCAGCCATCTTTAATCCATAGTCTTTAGCAGCTTTATTTTCTTCAGCATTTAACTTACTGATTTCCAATACATCAGGAACAGCATTAGCATTAACATCTTCACTTGCCACATTACCAAATCCTGTAGCTTGAATAATAGCAATCTTCTCTTTAGATAGTCTATCAAGTTCTTTTTGGTAATTATCATTAGTTTGTTGCTCTTGTGCCAATTGAGCAGCTTGTTGTAATGTAGCTTGAGCTTGTTCTTGTTGTTGTTGTAATTGTTGTTGCTGTAACTGATTAGCTTGTTCTTGTTGAGCAACTTGTCTATCTCTAAGATCTTTGAATGTTTTCTTAAGCTCTCTTTGAGACTTAGAGCTATAAAGTTCCACTACATCATAAAGCGTGCCACCATTTTGAATAATAGCTTGAGAAAGTTGTCTAAGCTCATTAAACATCTGAGTATCTTCTGGTCTGTTAGTTAAGAACACTTTTAAGTCTCTGAATTTAAGATCTGATCCATTCACTTGTACAAATGCAGATTCTCCTTCAGATGTAATGTATGAAAGTGTAGATTGTGGTTTAGAGCTCTCTACGTATAATGCAGCATCTATAATAGCTTGGTATAATTGTCCCATTACATACTCGTGTGCAACGAATAGAGGCTCTGTTTGGGAATAACTTTGTTGCATAGCAGTGTTAGTACCTGTAGCACTTTCTGATGCTGATATAGACCCCATACGTTGTTTAGACATACCTACAAGTTCCCAACACTCAGCTTTCATTTGTTGAGCTAGTGTATATCTAGATTGTATCTCTTGCGTACGTGTAAGATCAAGAG